TTTAATTCATTTTCTCCTTGCTTTTCTATACGTCTATTAAGTTCTTTTTCTTCTGAAAGCGACTGATCTCTATCACGAGCATTCTTTTTATCTAAATACTCAAGAGTATCTATATAGTCAGAACGCTTATTCTCATCTCTATCATTCATAGCAGTATAACCTGCTGATCTGATTTCTGCAACTCTAATGTCATTCTCTCTTTCAAGTTGAGCTTGTTCAGCTTTAAATGCAAGTTCAGCTTGCAGTCTTTGGTTCTCACCTTCTTGTTGAGTCTGCATTGCTTGTTGTTGAGCTTGCATTTCTTCTTGACGAGCTTTCTCAGTTTTCTCTTGAATACCTTTAAGTACATGGTCAATCTCAGAAAGTGAATCAGCTTTGACAATATTACCAAGGTCATATATGGAAGCTCCAGCAGTATTGTTAGACATTGCCAATCCTCTGATTTGTTCCATCAACTGTCTATGATTAATCTTAGTAGAAACAAAAACATTTAACTCTCTTGATAACATTTCTGTACCATTCATCTCAAAATTGACTTTCTCATCCATAGATGTTAAATACTGTAATCTAACACTTGGTTTCTTTGAATGATAATATTGAGCAAGGTCTGTTCTCATTTGATGTACTCTAGGCATCAAGTATTCTGAGTGCTGTATAAAATACATCTCTGTTTGAGAATAGCTCATGTTAATTGCCTGTTCTACACCTGTAGCTGTTTCTTGTGCATTTACAGCACCCATACGCTGAGGTGACAAGCCAATAGCGTCAAAACACTGCATTTTAAAATGATTAGCTAATTGTATTCTAGACATAAGTCTATTTGTCTGCTCTAGGTTTAGTGTTTGATAATGCTGGAAATTAAGAGCATTCTCTGTATTAGTAATACTTGTATCTAATGGGAGCATTTGAAAATTTTTCATTGCTACAAATGCCTTAGAGAAATTGTTATCTCCCCAGTCTTCACCCATTGAGTGTCTTGGCAAAGCATTTTGATCAAGTACAATTACAGTACCTAACTCATCTATAAGTATGTCAGCTATTTGATTATTTACAAGATTATATCCTATTTGATAAGGTTTCATCTTATCTACAAGAGATCGTGATTTAGTATTTCTATCAGAAAATACTGAACCCTCCACAGGAAGCTTACAACCATATAACGTAAAGTCTCCTTTAAATTGAAACTTTAAAGGTTTTACTTTTAAATATATTGGTGAAAAATTTAAGTTATCTGTATTACCATAAAATGATGGTCTATTAGGTCCTATCTTTACACCACCCCATGTTTGGTTAATCCATATCCATTCTATATGTTCTCCATAAACAAGGTTCTCATTAGTTTTACCAGGAGTTACACTAGTGTCATATGTAGGTGGATGAGTTACAACATAAGTTTCATCAACAATCATAGTTGTCATAAAACCTTGATCATCAATCTTAGTTAAATGTCCAACCATTCTTTGACTTTTCCAATATGCTGTTGTCACTCTTAACATACCAGAATTACCATAATCTTCAAAATCTTCTGACTCTTCTAATATTTTATTAATTATATCATCGCCATATTGACCAGTAAAATCCTTAAATGATGTAAATTGTCTCATTCCAAGTGATGGTCCTTCTACATTCCATTGATGAGATTGAGTAGGATCATAGAATCCACCATCATTTTGTATTCCTGGTATAATATATCCAGCAGATTTAACAGGATAAATAGCTTCAAGAGACTTTAATTGATCTTCATCCATTAAATACCCATACTTATCAATAACATCTGCAGGAGTCATCATATCCATTTTACCTGCCCAGTTAGACTGTGATATATATCTTGCATCAGGAGATTTGTGATAAAATGTAAGAACAGGGTTCCATAATTCTACTTCATAATCATCCTCTCTTAAATCAAAATGCCAAAACTCTCTATCAGTAATAAGACTATCTTTAAAAGCTAAGGTTTCTAATTCTTTCATTACAAACCTTTCTTCATCTACATTATGCTGATGAGTTGCCCACTGCTCAATCATTGACTTATAGCTTTTCTTAAAAAACTGTTCTATTTCAGGAAGACTTTTAAGAGATTGTGGGGACATCATTTGTTGAATCTGCTGAGCTTGCTCTTCATTTTGTGGATCTAAGCCCATTTGCTGTATCCTTTGTGCCATTTTTTGCTCAGCTTCTGAAATCAAAACTTGCTCTACCATCATGCGTTTTTCTTCAAGCATTTCATTATAGGACAAGTCATCTACAGCTCTATAGGTAATTTTATCATTTCTTTTTGCAAACTCACCTACTAAAACATTTAGCACATTTGGAATTATTGGAAAAAACTTTAATTCAAAAGCTGCTTGATCTTCAGCTGTAAGAACCTCAATCATTTCAGCCATTTCATTATTCTCCTCAACTATATAATCTTTCTTATCAATTATACCATTAGCAAGTTTATAATTTTTAAGAAGTTTTCTAGCATTTCTTCTGAGCTGTTTCATCCCTTCAGCCTCTAGCCAATCCATGTTCCAGGCTCTCCAAGACTCATCTTTATCCTTGGTTCTCATAAACTGAATAGGTTGAGTAAATGTACCCATCCTATTATAATCAGCTTTAGCACCATTCTTTAATTGTAAAGCGTTATAAATTTTCATATTTTTCTAACCATGGTTTTTAAATGGATTCTTAGACTTCTTGTTTAATTTAGAGCCAACAGATCCAGCCCTTCCCAAATGGCGAAAAGGGCTCATAAATAATTTACTATTTTTATTTGTCATTTGCAAATTCTTTTCCTCTTCATATTCCTTACGTTTAGAAAAACCTCTATTAGATTCTTGAACTCTTGCAAATGCTACTAATGCACAAAAAGAAACCAAACGGTCAACATTTAATCCTTCTCTATATTGTTGCATTTCTTTTAACAACATCAAATCAGGTATTCTTTCTACACCAAAATGCACTTTTACAACCTCACCATCCTCTTTAGTAACCACATCAATCTCTTCTTCTAGAAATTGAACAGCATATGAGATGAGGTTTGTCTTAAATAAAGTACCTGTATTTTTCCAACCATAGTCTTGATATACAGTTTTATTACTGCCTAATTCTTTTAAGAACATGATTTGACTTTTAGGCACTAAGTATTTTTGTTTCTTTTTACTTATCATATATTGGATAAATAGCGAAATGTTATTTTCTACTAATGTCCAAGCATTATAATATTCTATAATAAGTTCTAATCTTTCATGTGTCTTGTTAAGATCATCAAATCTACCACACCAACTAGCAACAATACCATCTCTTTCTACTTTAGAGTCAATGCTTCCATCTTTCTTATGTACAGTAACTTCTTGATTTGTCTTATAAACAAATATAGAACACAAAGATTCTGATGTAGTTGTCTTACCCTCTGATACAGGGTCAATAGATGCATAATATGTACCAAACTTAGGATTACTAATAGGTCTTTCATACAACACAATTACACCTTCCTTATCAACTGTCTTTGGAGATATAGGAAATTCCATAATTGGTATTTTTCTTGAAGGTTTAGCTTCTATCTTATTTTCTTCATTTCTGAAAAGATCAACATACTCTGCAAAGTATTCCTTATCCTCAATACGTCTAATCTGCTGAGTAACAAGGTGTTGTGGAAATTTAGAGTCTTTTCTATAATCAAAAGCTTCTTTTATGTTAGTGGGTTTCTGAGAAATACGAAGTCTATAGTCTTCTGATTTAAGCTTTTTCCTCCACTCTTCCCTCTCATCCATTATCATTTTAAAAGCTTTTTCCACTTGAGAATTACCATACTCATCTATACAAGGAATCATTGACCATTGTTCTGGTATAAATAATCCACACATACCTTTAGTACCCTCATCATCAATCAAGTCTGTTTCAACAGCATACACATCTTTACTGTCAGGATTCATAATCAATTCTCTCAGAGGTTCACACTGATCCAAATCACCCACAGATCCTGCAACACAAAACATACCTGTGTACACCATACCTGATTTCATAGCAGGTAATAAATACTCAAGTGTTTCATTCATCTTAGGTGCAATACCAGCCTCTTCATGAAAAAACAAAGTACAAGGTCCCCCTACACCATTTGTAGCATCTTTCTCTAGAACATTACCCATAATAACAGACTTAAGTCCTATATCATGTTTTCTACCATTTGTGTTAACCTCAATCTTTTGTTCCCAGTTAAGAACTTTATCAGGATTACAAGGTCTATACCATGCAGTATGCTGATTTAAAAAGTTTCTATATTCTTCAAGAAAACGCCAAGTACCTTTCTCATTTATATAGTCCTTAAGTGATCCTGCCATTTTACAAACAGCACCCTCTTCAAAAAAGAATAAATTAATAATCTTTGCTGCATGATAATAAGACGATGCAATCTGACGTTTTTTTAATATTGCTGCATGTTTATTTTTAAGTTGAGCTATGCATTCATACAATGCCATGTGATATTGTGCATCTCTAATGTCAGCAAATCCAAATTTTTGTATTTCTTTATTATATATGGGTAAAAAATTTAACCACATATAATATTCTCTTGGAAGATACCAAGTTTTCTTTTTATGCTTTACAATTAAACCATTACGGCATTTATCTTTTTCAGCATTCCAATAAGTAACAAAATCTTTAGATCTTTTTGGAAATTTACAATAATATCCTTTTTCTCTAAACAATAATCCTTCTTTATTAAATACTTTAGAGGATTCATCAAATTCATATTGTCCAGGCTCTTTAAATAGAGGATCTAAAAATTCTATAAACTCATCTTTAGTGGAAAACTCTGTAGTGCTCCACTCATCTTTTTCATAAACATATGTAGGTATCTTATACATCAATCTTCAAGTTCGTCAACATAAATGTTTACTGTTCTTGCATCATCAAAATTCCAAATTACTTTCTTAACAACATAAGTATTGTTAGAAAATTTAACCCAGTCACCTTTAGCAGGTACAGAGCTTAATTCTCTGCGAACAAGCTTTCCTTCATTAATGTGATATAAGTTTACAAGAAAATATTTATCCATATTTTTATTTTTACGTTTGATCATATGCAAGATCTTGACCTCCTCTTGCTGTTCCTTTTTGTTCTTCCATAAGGTCCTTGTACGCACCTTTGAACGAGAGCCTAATAGATTCAAATTTAGCTGCAGCATTAACCAAAGAGTTAATATTGCCGTCCCTACCATGCTGGATTTGAGTCGTCCCCATATAATCTGCAAGCCTGTCCAACATACTTTTAATACCCATATAAGCCCTATAAGTTGGGGTTTCATAAATCTTTTTACAAAACTCAATGGCAGCAATAATTGTATCATCTTCAGTTGAAAACTCAGCTTCAATCTGCTCCAAGATAAGCTCCTCTTTTTCATGTTCTCTAGTATTAAAAAATGGGTTCATATCTGGATTTGGACAAGTCATATAGAACACATAACTTAATACTTTCATATAATCCTCAGGATATTCTTCAATAACCTGTTTAAGAGCTTTTAAGTTATAACAATGTTCTGTAGGTATAATTTGCTCATTTTCTATGTCAAATATTCGCACCATTACTTTTTATTTTTTAATATGTTTGCCTTATTATCTTTATACCAATTCATAATATCTAAAACTTCTTGTTTTAAATATGGCATATCATAAGGTACAATTTCTTTTATTATTGGATCTCCATTTGTAGCTCTAGCCATGATAGGGTATCCATATTGGTCTTCACCAGCTTTCTCAAAAATTATATGATGCAACATAAGCTTTCCTGGTTTTAACTTAGGATTATGTTTTAATATCATAAACATATAAATAGAAAGCTGAAGATTATAATGATTATAACTACAATCTTCTAGGTGACTGACAGGATGCTCCATCATTGCAGCAATACCTTCCCAGTTTTTAAAAGAATTCATTTTTATTTCTTTATTAGTCTTATAATCAATAATGTTAACTTTATCATTGACTATTTCTACTAAGTCAGATTGACCACATATTCCAGCACTTCTCATATAAACCAAATGCTCAGGATATATACCATTAATAAGTTTCTGAGAAGATGCAATTTTGTAACCATTGTCATTAGTCAATGGTCTTATTACAGGTAGTGTTTCATCATCTCTTACAATAGTTTCACAATTTAAAAGATCTGATTCTCTTTGATCATGATACCAGCTTCCTAAATCAGTTGCTCTTTTTGCTTCATTGCTCCATATTTCTTGTATTTCTTTTGGAGACAAACCAAACCATTTACTTTTTTTATTTTTAGAACTTTTTGATGCAATTTTATCTGGATCAAAAGGTTGCTTTAAATTGGAAAGTAATGTTGTAACACTAATCCATTTTGTAGAATCAGCATTATCAATTGATTTATAAGTGTGTGTTTCAGGTTCAAAAATTAAAGACATATTTATTTATTTTTATTTATTTCATCTTCTAGTTTATCTTCTTCATCTTCTGTAAGCAAAGCTTTCCAGTAATTCTTGGGACAAGACGAACTTAATGATCTAGTTTTCCAAGACAGTTTGCAACCACAGTCACCACAACATGGTTGAGTGCCAGGTACAGCACATGACTTACCTACATGATCAATGTATGGGCATATCTTACATATCGCCATTCTTTCTTTGGCTATATCTTCTATATGGTCTTTCTTAAAAATATTATTCTTTATACCTTCAAGAATCTTTCCCTTCTCTTTCCAAATTTTTATTGGATTCAGTTTCATAATCTAATTTTTCTTGTTTTTTACCTTTTTTCTTTTCTTCTTCTTGCTCTATTAGTTGTAAAAGATTTTCATACTTAACAACTTGATTTTTCATATCTACAACAGAAGCATATTTTCTCATAGATACAAATTTCTCATTTTGTATATGTGCTTCTAATCTCATTATTGCCCCTTTATACTTATCTAATTTTTTTATCAAGTTTTTCTTTTTAATGTAAAATGTCCCCAAATAAGGGACATTAATATTAAAATGGGTAAGATTACTTAATTCATTTTGTACATGTTTATAATAAAAAGAAACAACATCGTCAATAAGTTCAACTGGCAGCTTTAATTTATCTGCCAACTTTTTGGAGACATCTTTTCTTTTTAAAGGGTTCATTCTGTTGCTAAAAAATTATAGTCAATTAAAATGTTACCTTTTGTAAAAACATTTAAACTATTAGACAATTTAATTTCTTTTCCATTTTTATCAATAAGATTTCTCTTTTGTAATTTAGAAATTCTATTTCTTATGTTTTGAGCTTTAACAGAAAATTCTTCCATCTTCTCTATAACATATAGTTTTTTAGCAGACTCATTACAAAACTTACTAAGTTCCATAGGTCCCCAAATTGCCAATAAAGTTAAAATGTTTAAATCAGAGTCAATCAATAGATCTTTCTTTAGAAATATAAGCTCAGTAATTAATTGATACTTTACAGCATCTTCTTTAGTGAGTCTTAATTTCTTTTCAACTTTGTATACTTGCATCCTCCTTTTTTTAATTAAGTTGATAGTTAGGATTTTCACCTAAATTCTCATGTAGCTACAACGGGTCGT